TCATCGATGAACACCTGCAGCCGATCCGCAGCGCTCATCGACTGCGTGCTGAACTCAAGCGTCAGCGTCGTGTTGCCACCGCCGGTGGACAGCACCGCGCCCTTCGATGGCACGTTGAACTGATAAAGGATCGTGCCGCTGGTCACGTTCGTGATCAGCAAGAACTGCTCCAGCGTGTAACTGCCAGGCACCACCACGGTGCCGGCATTGGCGGCGCCGGGCGTGAAGCTGTAGCTGGAAAGCAGTTGCTTGGCCATTACTCCATCACAATCTGGAAGGCTGTGCTGTTGTCTGAATCATTCACTGATGCTGGCGTTGTCGTGATCGCCAGCGGCACACGGCAGAATGTGCCGTCGTCGGTCAGCATCGGCTTCTGCTCCACGATGTAGCCAACGCCATCCACCGTGATCGCGTCGCCATACTCAAGGCCACCGAATTTGGATGCCTCAGCAGTCAGCATGTAGGGGATGAACACCACATCGCCGCCGAGTGCCATCTCGCTGTCCTGATCCAGGATGCCAACACCGGAAACGGCGCCAGCTGAGCAGCTGACGCCGAAGTCGGCAAGGTACAGAGTGGGATCCTCTGTAAAAGCCATCAGCCGTACTTGTTCACGCCGACAGCGTTCACCGAGAAGGTGAAGCTGGGGGTGGTGCCGCCGATGGTGTAGACGATGCGGATAAAGCGGCGGGCCTCGTCCTTGCTGATCACCAGGGTCTGCTGTGATGCAGTGGTGGTCACCGTGGTGAAGGCTGCACCGCTGATGGCGGTGTAGACGCCACCCGACGTGTCGCTGCTCTCAACCGTCACGGCCAGCGTTGGCGTGGTGCCGGTGCCAGCTGCAGAGTCGAGCACCAGGTACAGGTCGCCATCGCGGGCCTGCACATCGACCGCGGTGCCGTTGCCGGTGGAAGTACGGGCAGTTGTGGGGTGAAGGTTGGAGAGCTGGAGTTTGTCCAGCGCCTGGCGCAAGATGGTCATGATTCAACCTCAGGGGAAGGAACGGATTTGCGGCTCCGCTTGGGAGCTTCAGCTGGTTGGACTTCCAGCTCCACAGCAGGCACTGCCTTGTTGGAGCCGATCAGCAGATAGCCGTCTGCTTGCGATACCTCAAGGATGGAGCCCTCCGAGAAGGGCTCCCCAGAGATCATCACAGCGCTGACAATCTCAATCCTCATGATCAGGTCCCGAACACGAAGGCGCCGGGCTGCTTGACGGCAAAGTCAAGATCCTGCAGAGCAATCACGCGGACGGTGCCAGCGGTGGCGCCGGTGATGTCATCCACCTTGAGATCAAGCCCAGACCAAAGGCCGAGGATCATCTGGCTGAAGTCACCGAACAGGCAGTCGTTGGTGCCCAGCTGGTTGCTCACCACCACGGGGTAGCCGTTGAGGGTGTCATCCATCAGGGCGAAGTTGCCCACGGTGCCGCCGGCCGACTTCTCCGTGGTCTTCAGCGCGCCGCGGGATGTGGCGTTGATGATGTAGTACATCGAGGCCACATCAGCGTTTGCCACTGCCACCTTGGTTTCCATCTCCACGTACTGGGCGAAGGTGCCAGTGCCGGTGATGGTCTGGCTGCCCAGGCCGGTGGTGTTGGTCAGGCCCAGCGGCTGGTTGGTGGAACCGGTGCCGTAGATGCCAGCGCGATCGATCTCAAGGCTCAGCACGCGAGCGAGATCATTGCGGATCATCGACTCAACGTCGATCGAACCCTGCAGCAGCAGCTTGCGGCTGTAATCCACGAAGGCCCCGATGGTCTTGGGGGTCATCGAGATCTGATCGAAAGCCTGCTGGCTTTCGGTGGGCGCGGCATTTTCGCCAACCCAGAATGCAGACGCCGCCGAAGTTTGCCTCGGGATAGAGACATTGCCCTGCAGGCCGTTGAGCACGGTGGCGCCAACATTGGCCAGCGCCAGGCGGTTGCGCAGCAGATCGATGAAATCGCCGGTGCGCAGGTCGGTGTTCACCAGGTTGCCGCCGGCGGTGGCGGTGCCAACCAGCAGGTCACGCTGGCCGCGCAGCACATCGCTGGGAACCATGATGCCCTGGCTGGGCTTGCCATTGCGCTGCTGGGCAGCTTCCGAGCACTCACGTTCGAACGCTGCAGCTTCCCAGGCCTCGCGGTTGTTGGGATTGGCCAGGGCGTTGATAGCGCGTTGGAAGGAGAAGCTGCGCACTTCGCTGGCGCTCATGCCGATGTCAGCGCTGCCGCCGATCGGTTGAACAGCAGCAGCCGGTGCAGCGTGCTGCTTCGCGGAGCGCTTGCCGATAGCGGCCAGCACATCCTTCATGGCATCAGCTTCGCTGGCGCCACGTTCGATCAGGCCCTGGGCCAGATCATCAGCTTTGTGCTCACGGCAGAGTGCCGTGATGGAGGCAACGCGGGAGCGCTCATCGGCCGCAGCCTGCGCCCGCACCGCCTCGAGATCGAGGGAAGTGTCTTCCATTGGGGGGTTAAGGGGTTGGGTTTGGGTTGCGGCCGTAGCCGCTCCATCGGCTTCGAGACTTCTCCCGATGCCAATGGTTGGATCGGCAGGAACGCCGACAATGGACACCTCGTAGGGACTCCACGATGTGGCGACGAAATCGCCGCTGCGCTCCTCCATCTGATTGATGGAGTACCCGACAGAGACATTCCGAAGAACGCCATCTGCCACGTCGGCCATCACCTCCTGCGCGAACGCATTGCGGCTGAACTTGACCGACACCATGCCGCGCTTCTTGTCACCATCCAGCCAGGCACGCTCCACCACACCAACCACACGGCTGGTGTCGTGGTTGAACAGCAGCGGCGCACCATCAGCCAATCGACTCAGGTCAACCGCTCCGCGGTCATGGCTCAGCACTTCATTGCCGAAGTAACGCTGAACCGGATACTCGCTGGAGAAGCTGAACTCCATCGTGCGCTCTTCGCTGATGGCGCTGCCATCCAGCTGCGCCGCCCGGCGATACGTCTGGCCTTCCAGATCACGCATCAAGTCCATCGCTATCTCCATCCTGGCTCAGGCTATCCAGTCCGAGTTGCTCATCTTCTGAGTCGGCGGCCTGCACGTTGTCGGGCATGTAGGCATCTTGCGGAATGATTGACCCGGCCGGTCTTGCTTGTGTCAATCCGGCCTTGCTGACCTTGCCTGCATCAATGTCCAGCGTCAGTCCTAGCTCTTGCGCGCGTTCACGCTCAGCAGCCAGTGCCACCAGCAGCTCCTCGAGGTCGCCGCCCTGCTCAGCCACGATCTGCGCCTGGGTGGCAAAGCCGCACCGCACCGCATCCTTGTAGGCGTTCACTTCCTTCTCAGGATCAACCCAGCCCCAGCCGCGCCCGATCCACTTCGCGGAGTCATACATCTCTGGCATTTGCTCATAGCCAGGCAGATCCAACTGGCCAACGGCTACAGCAGCGCGCATCCACTGCTCAAACACCGGCCGGTGCAGGTGCTCGATCATGAACTGCTGCAGCGTCCGCCAGTGCTCGCGCGACTCGAGCAGTTCCAGCCGGCTGCTGCTGTAGTTGGTCTGGCTGTAATCGGCCGACAGCGACGGATACGGCACGCCGGTGGTGGCCGCCACTGCTCGCAGCATGGCCCTGAGGAAAGGCTCGAATTGTCCGTCCGGGGCATCCAGGGTTGGCACGTTGACCGATTCACCAGGCGCCAGGTACTTGAAGACGCCAGGCTCAAAGTTGCTCACGCGCTCGTCTTGGTACACCTCATCACCCTGAAGCTCACCTTCAGGGCTGGTGATGAAGCCCATCAGGCTGCTCGCCGCACGGGCACGCACCACCTCAGCTTCCTCATACCCAGCCAGGTGATGCAGCCGCTTGATCGCCGCGGCGAACATCGGGACGCCTCTCGTCTGGCCCGGGCGCTCGATCGTCGCCAGGTGCAGGATCTCAGCGGCTGGCACCTCAACCAGCTGATGCCCGAGGCCGTTCTGGATGTCGCCCGGGTGCCGCGTGCGGAACGCATAGCTGAGCGGCCGGCCCCACCGGTCCACCTTCACACCCATCCGCCATTCGCTGCCATCAGGCGCTGGCCCGTCGTTCTTGTCTTCCTTCACCAGGTCGGCCTCGAGCACCTCAAGCGCCAGCGGCACGCTGCTGCCACCGAATGCCTGCGGCACCATGCGGATGAACACCTCACCGCTTTCAGCCATTGCCTGAATCGCCAGCCGGCTGATCTCGACAAAGCTCAACCGGCCGGCGGTGTGGCATGTGCTCGGCCGGCACCACCGATCCCAGGCGGTTTCGATCTGACGGTTCAGCCGTTCATCCAGCCGCCCGCCACCACGCTGCATCGGCACCTGCGCCTGCAGGCGGATGCCATGGCCGATCACGTTGCAGGCAATCGCGCGCAATGCCTGCCGCGCGTAGGCGTTATCGCGCACCAGCTGGCGGCTGCGATTGCGCAGGCGCACCAGGCTGCTGTTGATCTCAGCGTCAGCGCTGGTGCTGCTGGTCACCC